CAGCCTGAACTCTTGGCTGGTTCGGGTAGTAGAGTGCGAACTCGGCCACCGCCCGGCCTCCGTGACTCACGCCGATTTGGAGAAGCGTGTCGCCCGCGGCGTTCAGGACGAGGTTGTTCGCGTCTTGTCGGAGAGCACCCACATCGGCCACGACCCGCTTCCGATCGGCTGGTCAGACCTTGAGGACCAGCCCAAGGCACTGATGCAATGAGCGGACACATCCAATTTGTCACCGCGCTTCTTTGCGAGGACGTGAGGGATGAGGTCGGCGAAAAAACGTCCCTCATGGGAGTGCATCCACCAATCCTTGGGTTTTCCGAGTTTCCCGCTCGCCAACCCACGCAGATCGTTCTTATCGGCAATGCGACTAGCGCCGGCCTTGCTAAACTGAAGGCGGAGCTATCCTTCCGTGACGATCCAAAATGGGGCGTCGAGCTGACGATGGAGGTTTCGGGTGTGGGCCAAGGGGTGCTTGTTCCGCTTCGTCCGACCGTGGCGGTTTTTGACCAGGCGGGCGTCCTGGCTCTGCATATCGTACAGAATGAAGAGCGCGTTCTGCTTCAGCAGTGGTCCATCGAGCTAGACGACGACTGACCGAAGCCGAACGAGCCGAACGGCCGCTAAGGTGGATGCGGAGTCCCTGTTTCAGTCGCGGAGGATACTATGCTCCTAACCAGCCTAGCGATGACTCTCGCCTTCACTGAGGTTGGGCGGTTCCCGCTAGCGGTTATCGAGGTCGGACGGGTGGGCGAGCCCAACTATCAGGCCGTCGCTATCTCGCTGGAACGAGACGCGACGCCGAGGTCCAGATCCGAGTGGCGGCAGCTGACTTGGCGGGCCTCCCGCACCACGCGGCAGGGCACGGAGGAAATCACCTCCCAAAGCTGCCCCGCGCTGAGGAGTGTAGCCGAAGCGTTTAAAGACTTGCCGCCCATCACACCTACGCCGCCAGCGACTATCATCCGTGATGAGCCGCTGCCATTGAACACCATCCTCCTAGGCGGATGGGGGGCCTCTGTCTCTTTCAAGACCTTTGGGGGAGCCGACGTCACGGTTTCCGGTTCGGACGCCTATGCGGCGTGGGGGTCCGCGGTCTTGAATGAGCTGGTGCCATGCTGGCGCTCGCCTTCTGTCTAGTAAAGTGGCACCAGCCAACGAAGAAAGCCCCCGCCGCCGGAGCGACAGGGGCCTCGTCAAGCAACCCGGAGGCTGCCTCAACTGGTTTGGTGAGGGCTGGTTCCTAGCCGGGTAAGAGCCGTCGATACCAGGCGCGCCGGTTCTGGCTCTCCGCTATGGCGACGATCGCATCCTTCTTGATCGAGCAGACGCGGAGGTCGGCGTCCCCCTGCACGATGGCCTTGCCGAGGTCGCCGACCGTCTGAGCAGTGGAGACGTCCACCGTGCTTTCGCAGGGCGCCCGCAGGCTATCGGGGATGGTCAGGTTTGCCGGTCCCTCGGCGCACCCGCTCAAGATCAGCGCCGAAGCCATCAGGCAGGCGCTGGTCCGCGCCAGAGAGGTTCTCGACTTCACGTTGCTTCTCCTCTTGATCCTGCCGAATGACAGGGGTTTCAGACGCCACCTTGTCGAGCGCCTTGCCGGTTGCGACGGCGACGGTTGCCTCCGCGCGAGAGCGTTTCGCCCGGTCCCGCTCGCTGCAATAGGACATGGTCAGGATGACCAGGCCGAGGGCGACGATGATCGCCAGCGCCCACATGAGGCGGCTCACAGGATCAGCCCCTTCGCCTTAGCCGTCTTGACCTTCCGGTCCTCAAGCCCGTTGGTGCCGCCGTTGATCGCTCGAGTGATGCCGAGCAGGTCGTCCGCATCGGCCTTCGCGTTGAGCTTGCGGCTGTTCCAGTACCGGACCGCCGCCATGAGACCGATGGACGGGAAAGCGACGATCTCGGGATGCGCTTCGAAGTCGATCCCGACCTCGCACCCGAACGAGCGGTAGTTCGCCCGGCCCGTAAGCTGGATCGGCCCTCGGCCCTTGTAGCGCCGGCCGTCGCCTGGCTGGGTGTTGCCGAGGTCAGCGCGACCCTCATAGGCAGCCCCGCTGGCGATCTCCTCCATGTATATGAAGCCGCCGCTCTCGTGCGCGCACTGGCCCATGAAGTGAGCGAGGCGAAGGCCGGTGTCCAAGATCCCGTAGGTGCGGAAGTGGACGTTGGCGGCGAGAGCGAGTTCGGAGGCGAGGCCCTGCTTCGCTCCCATCTTCATGAACAGCGTGGTGAGAGTGCCGCGGCCGATCACACCATCGGCGGTGACGCCAAGGTTCGTCTGCAGGCGCTTAGCGTCCAGCATGGTATTCTCCGGATTCGGGATAGGGGGAACCGACGATGCTCTGGCTGACGCGACCGTTCACGATGCTCTGGACGGTCTATGTGAAGCGAGGGCTGCCGAAGCGGCTGGGTTAGTTGGTTAGCTTCGCGCCTTCACAGGGTGGCGCACTTTCTCGCCGATCTGCCGGGCCGGGACGCTTGAGGTGGTGGCCAGCAGGTTGACGACGCCCGAGCGGTTGGCTTTCAGGCCGCCGCCGCTGAGCCACCAGGTCGTCACGCCGTCGCTGGTGGAATCGTTCTCCAGCTCGAGCAGAGGGTTCCCGGCGACCGACACTTCGACCGAGACGACAGTCTCGCCTTCCTCCAGCCGGTCAGCCCACGTCCAGCTGTAGTCCAGCACCTCGTCACCGAACTTCGCGGGCGCGATGTATTCAGTCATCATGGAAACCTTCTGGATTGGGGCTCAGAGGCGAAGCTGCGAAGCTGTGCGATGGAGGCGAACCGACGCTCTGGCGGGGTCTCGGCTGTGGTGGTCTGGGCCGTGCCGCTTGCGATCTGCGTCGGGAGGCTCAGCACGGCGCTCTGAGAGCCCGAGACGGGCACGGAGGCGTCTGCGGTCGCGGCGATGGCCGGAAGCGCCTGTGAGGCCTCTCCAGCGATCCTCAGGCTAGCGGAGGCGCTGTAGGTGACCGGGGTGAGCGTGACAGCGGAAGCTCCGCGCGTTCCGACTTGGCCGGCGCCTGACGCCGTGACTGGCTGGAGAGCCTGCGCCGCCGTCGCTGTGATCCAGACAGAGCCGCCCGCCGATTGGACCGGGAGCGAAAGCGTGACAGCCGCCTGACCGACGTTCACGTCCACACCGGACCCGGCGGCAATCTGGGCGACCGGCTGGAGGGTCTGAGCAGCCGCACCCTGAACCGCGATGGCGCCGGATGCGGAGGGGCTTAGAGCGGCTAGAGTAGAGGCCGCCGACCCCCCCACCGTAACCGCACCAGCACCGGAGCCGGTGATGGCCGACAGGGTGACAGCTGATGCGCCAGCGGAGGCGACAGAACCGGTAGCCGATCGTGTGAGGCCCGGGAGGTTGAGAGACGACGCTCCCGATACCGCCGTTGAGCCCGCTGCTGAGGGGGTGGTGGCCGACAAGGTGCGCGAAGATGCACCCGCCACCGAGACAGTGCCGCTCCCTGTCCCTGGGATAGATGCCAGGGTGACGGACTGGCTTCCTATCAGAGCAGGGGGGGCGACCGTGCCCGCCGCCGTCTGCTGGACCGATGCAAGCGTGGGGGCTGACGCACCCTGAACCGCCAGAGAGCCCGCCGCGGAGGCCACCGGCAGGGAGAGCGCAGCGGACGATGTGCCTTGAGCCGAGAGCGACCCGGCCCCGGAGCCAGACAGCATGGCGAGCGTGACGGCTGCCGCAGCTGCGATGGAGAGGGTGCCGGAAGCAGTCCGTGTCGGCAGGCTCAACGTGGCGGTCTGGCTGCCCTCTATCGGCTCTGGCCCACCCCCGCCCGCACCGACGTAGAACGATGCGGCGACGATCTTGTAGCGGCGTGAGGTGCCGCTGTGCGTGACGGTGATCGTCCCGGTTTCGCCCGCGCTTGTCTTGTGAGCATCCATCACGGAGGTGTAGATGCTGGGGACCAGGCCCGTGTTGTTACGGCGGCGGTACTGCCAGGTATCCGCCGCGAAAGTGGTCGTCGCGCCTCGGTTGACAAAGGCGCTCGGGCTGGTGGCTGTCGTAGTAGGCGAAAAGGCGGCGTCTACTGATGACGAAAGAACAAGGACAAGGGAGTTTGCGTTGGTCGCAAGCGAGCCTGTAGTGGCGGCGGTTCCCGCCACCGCGAGTGTGTTCGCGCTCGTAGCGCCGACGACGATGCTGCCAGCAGCGCCGGTCCAGCGATACACGGCGACCCACGCCGCATAATTACTGGTCGGCGACGGAGTCGCCCTCGTGAAGGCGTCGGCGACAGCGCCCGACTTCTCAATCCAGTAAATCCCACCGGAGCGAACGGCGCTTGTGCCGCTGTCACCGTTGCCGTCGTTTACCTCATGCGCCGTGTTCCAGCCGCTCGGCGGCGTGAACTTCGCGGTGCCCGACCAGCCCAGACCGCAAGCGATGATGTCCCCGTCCTGCGCCGCAGAGATGGCGGTAGACGGGATCGTCAGGGTGTTCCCTGAGCCCGAAAGGTTGGTGGTGTCGAGATGGACGCAGGACCAGCTCACGCCCTATTCCTCCGGGCGTTCGTCGGGGTGAGCCGTGTAGAGCCGTTCGATCTCCGCGTTGGCGTGTTCCAGCCCGCGCCCGGCTGACACGAAGTCGGCCTGACAGCGGGCCAGCAGATCGCGAAACGCCACCGGTGCGCGCTGGTCAGCAGGGAGTGCATCCCATGCCGCCAGCGCCGCCGACACCTCCGCTTCCCGCTTCGCGATGGGATCGGACATCGGCTTAAGCGCCCTGCTCGGTCTTGGTGAAGGTGTTGATGGTGATGACCTGATCGATGGCGATGCTGACGTTGTCGAGGGTCAGGTCGCCGCCGCCGCCGGTCGCCGTGATCGAGCCTTGCTCGTGCGTGGTCGAGCCAGCGCTGTTCTTGATGCGGTAGTGGCCAGCGTTGCCCGCCGCGACACCGACGCCCGACCACGTTCCGGCCTTGGCCATCGCACCGGCGGAGGGAGCGCCCATCCAGTCGGACGGGAGGGTCAGTTCAGCCAGCAGGGTGCCAGAGTCGGCGGTCGCCGTGGTTGCCGGCTGGGCCCCACTGCGGATCTGCAGCTTCGGCGCTGTGCCTACCGTGGTTTCGATGGCCTGCAGTCGAGCGTTGCGGACATCGGGCGAGAACTGGATAGCCATGGTGTTTTCCTTTCAGGCAGGGAGAAGGGCCGCGCGACGGGTGCCGGGCGGGAGGGCAGGGGAGAGGGTGGAGGGTCAGACGGTCGGCGTTGACGCTGCTGCGTTGGTCTCGGCAACGCGCTGCTTGGTGGTTCCCCACTCCTTCACGCCGTACATGCCGCCGAGGATCAGGCCGGCCGCGCCGATCACTAGGCTGGCCTCAGTGCCGTTCTGGCACTTCAGGGCGCCAATCACTGTGGCGATGGCCGTGCCGAGGCCGGAGGCGTAGAGGGCGAACGGACGGGCCAGATCACCGATGAAGCCCTTCACCATTTCGGAGGTTGGGACGGGCGGGATGTCGCGGGGGTTCACGGGCGTGTCGGTCATGTCATCCGTCCTTCAATCCGAGACCCGCGGCGAAGGCGGCGATCCCTGCCAGCAGCCACGGCGCGACCTTCGAAAGCCAGGTGAAGAAGCCGGTGATCCCGATGACCTTGTTCCGCTCGGCTTCCAGCACCTCCACCCGCTCGCACAGGTCTTTCACGTCGGTGCGGATCAGTCCGTTCGCCATCACGACGTCCTGACGTAAGGCGGCCACGAGTGCGACCATCTCGCCTCGCGTCTCAGCCAAGCGCTCGCCGATGTTCTGCTCACGCAGGATGGTGACCAGCTCCTTCGCTGTGTCGCGGGCTTCACCGGCGGTCTCCTCAGCGCGGTCAAGGCGGCGGAACACCTCCTCGAACTGCTGTTGTGACCGGGCTTGGCCGGCGAGCAGCTGGTTCCACGCGGTGCTTTCGTTGCTCGGGGCAGTAGGCATCACGCCTCCACTTCGTCAGGCCGATACAAGGCAGCCGACGAAGCGGCTTGGGAGTCAGGCGGGGTCGGCGGGCCAGAGATCGCCCAGCGCCTCGCGCGCCGCGTTCTCGCCGTTGAAGCGGAGCGGGATCGTCAGGACAGGGGCGGCAGGGTCGTCACCGCTCCACACCCGCCGGAGCGTGGCGGGCTGATGCACCTTCGACTCGAGGTCAGGTCGAGCAGCGATGACCTCTGGCGTGACGTTGACGTGGAAGCCCCACAGCCGAACCGGCTCGTCAGGGTCTCCCAGATCGTACAGCGCTCCGATGATGTCGAGGCCGGTCATGCCGTAGCCGCCTGCATTTCAGCATCTGATAGGCGAACCCGGGACGCCATGAAGCTGCGAACCGGACCGTTCAGGGCCGTGCCGTCGACGTAGTGCCCGAGCCGCAGCCGGTTGATGTTCTGCGGCAGGCCGGGCAGCAAGGCCGTCTGGACCGCGCCGCCATTGACGCAGAGGCGGGCGCTGTCGTTGTCGAGACAGAGCGCCGCCCGGACCCGCTCGCCTGCCGCCAAGCCGCCGTGCGAGAGCGAGGCCAGCGTCGAGACCATTTGGTCGGTGACGTCCAGCAGCACGGTAGCGGGCCCGGTGTGGAGCATGATCATGTTCGCGTACGGGGTTGAGCCGCTGTCGTCGAAGACGGCTATGCGCCCGGCTACGCCCGTGAAATCGAACTCCGCGACCAAGGTGACGGGGAACAGGTTGTCCCACTCGACAGTCGGTGCGTCCGCCCCGCGTGTAGCCGTCGAGCCCGTCGTGAAGATGGGCGCTGTCGGAGAAGCGCCAAGTTCCAGCTGGGCGTGGAATACCCCGAACGAGCAGGCCTGGTCGGTATAGATCGCATCGTCCATCGTAGTGCTGGGCGCCACGCGGGTGAACTGGACGAGAAACCAGTCGTTCGGCAGGCGCTCGATCGTCGGCGAAAGCGCCCCTGCCTGCGCGCTGATGATCGTGCCGGTCGTCGGGTTGACGAAGACGGCGGCGTTGGTCGGGCCGACCCGCATGGCGGTGCAGCCCGATACGTTTTTGACGATGTAGCTTTCGGCGTAGGTCTGGCCTGCCGTGACTGTCGCCAGGTGATACCGACCGCTATCCGCCACGGCTGAACCCGACGCCACCGTGGTGCCCGTCATGGTCCCATCGGGTCCCAGCAGACTGTTTGCCGTAACCGTCGCACTGCCGTTGTTTGACCAGCCGGAGACCAGCTTGGAATGGGTGATCAGGTTCGTGCGCTGAGGCTCCACCAGCAGACCTTGGTCTGTGATCCGCGGGACTCCCGTCAGGAAGTTCGAAAGCCCGCCGTCGGCCTCATAGGCATAGCCGGCCCCCGTCCGCGCGAAGGCCCAGCCGGGAAGCGTTGCGAGAGCCCCGTTCCGCACGAAGCCGTCGCGATAGTCACCCCGCGTGAAGTCGGCCTCGATGCTCTCCCCGGCCAGCAGCTTGGCCTTCACGGGGTCCGAGACGCCGTACAGGGCAGAGCGACCGGAGATCGCCTCCATGCGCCCGAGGATGTCGGTCAGCATGGCCCCGCTGGCCTGCGTCTCAAGCACGATGGGGCGGCGGGTGATCTGGAGGTTCGGCATCAGACCGTCACCCCCGTCTGGACGATGTAGAACCCACGGGCGAGGATGACGGTCGACGGAAAGCCCGGGATGCCCGCGGCCTTGATGTCGTAGCGAAGGCGAAGCGCGCTCTGCAGCGTCTTGCCGTCAGCCAGAGCCGCGGCGATCAAGGCCTCGTGCTCGGCCTCGGTGACGCCGGGCGCCGCGAACTCTCCGCGCGGCCCGTTCAGCACAGCCAGCGTCTCATCCAGCAGCGGGTCACCGGCCGCGCCCTCGTACAGGCGAACCTGCATCGTGATCGTGGCGCCGGTGATGTCGACCGGGACGCCAGTGATCTCGTCCGTCAGCGTGAACGGATCCGCCGACGGAAACGGAGCATGGCGCTGAACATGGAGGTCCAGATCGACGGGGGTGATCATGTGCTGGGCCTCTTATGCGGGCGGGTCATAGGCAGGAGAGTCGCCGAGACCGCCGGAGCCCGGTGGCGGCGGCGTGACGGTCGGATAATCACCGCCTCCGTCTGGCGTGGCCTGCCAGCCGAGGAAAATGCGGCTGCCGGTCTCGAAGTAAGGGTCTGAGGCGGCGCGGGCGACGGCGGTCACACCCTCATCTTCCCGGTAGAAGACGGCGTAGTTGTCGGAACCCGCTACCGGGATGACCGCCGTGGGGATGGTCACCATCTCACCGCTGGCGAGACGAACGTTGTATTCCACCGGGATCTGAAGCTCGTCGGTGTCGGCCTGAAGGGGCTGGTCGATGTCTTTCCAGATCGGACGCTCTGGCGCCTGCTGGTAGCCGGGTTGAGGTGCAGGTCGGTCAGGTGGCGCGGGCACGACCGGCGCGGTGCCCGGAACGTCGATGTCGGTGTCGGCGAGGATCACATCGAAGATCACCTCGGCGCGGGCGGGGTCAAACTCGACGTTCATCACCTCGACCACGACATCAGCCATCGAAGCCAGTTCCGGGTTCTGAATGCGGATGTATCTCTCGCCCAGCCCATTCAAGCCGAACACGGTGGACCTGATTTGCCCGCGGCGCTCGGCATCCAGCCGGGTCATTTTTCGGGCCGCCAGCCGCATCGCCTGCTTGGCGGAAGGCACCCACGGCAGCTGCAGGCTCTCCGACTTCCCGAGCGGATTGGGCTCGGCTTTCGCATAGGTGCCGGCCTCGATCTCCGAGTAGTCGTGCTCGCTGCTGACGTATGACACCACCAGCTCGTTGACCGCCTCTTCGGCGACCTGAAAGGCCTTCCACGAGTATCCGGTGATGTGCTCGGCGGTCAGGGTGAAGGTCGGAGCGACATAGCGGCCTGACTTAAGAGCCAAATGACCCCGCCCGGTTACGCTTAGCCACCCGTCCATGGACGCCAGCAGGTTGCTGCGCACGGCGCCAGGGGTCAGGTTGACGGGATAGTTGCCTGCGACTCGATAGCGGGCCTCTCCGTCGACTGCCTCGTCGCAGTAGTCAGCTTCTGCTGTGAGCGCGTCCAGCACCGGCTGGATGGATCTCGTCCAGCTGCGACCGTGGCGCGTCCACTCGACATGCACCAGCCAGACGACCGGGTTCCAGCTGACCTCCCAGGTGCTTTCGTCCTCACGATCCTGAGCTGGGTCGCGCCAGTCGTAGCAGACGGGTGCGCCGACCATCGACGGTTCGGGAATGCCGTTCGGGAAGTGGCGGGCGAAGCTCTCGACCGATCGGTGCTGTGCCAGCAGTCCGATTGACGCGATGCCATCGCCGCGCGCCGTGGTGGGCCAGTACGTCCCGAAGTCCGCCGTCAGGAAGCTGTAGTGGGTCTCGGTCGGCAGGCCGAGGCGATACTCCATGCGGATCAGGTCGCCGGTGCCGTAGCGTTCCCCGGCAAGGCCCTCCACGTAGCCGCCCGAGAGGGTCACGATGTCGTCGTTCAGGTAGAGACGATCGACAGAGGCCAGCCGGTCGTCGCAGCAGGCGATCACCAGCGCAAGCCGATTTCCCTTACTCTCTCTGAGCATGAATGGACCGGACATCCGCGAGGGGCCGCCAATGGCGCGATACCGGAGGGGGCGGGTTTGCTTCCGGGTCTGCTTCTGGGTCTCGACGTCAGGGATTTGGGCCTGTGCGATACTGTTCAGACCCACCGTCACGGTGGCGTAGAGCGCAGCTTGGGCTCCATAGTAGAAGGCCGCTGTCACGACCGCGTGGAGCGTTCCCCCGTAAGCGATGCCTGTCGCTGCAAAAGCCCAGTTGGCGAACGCAGCGGCGGCGGCCGGAATAGCTTGCGGCATTCAGACCCTCCATGCCGCGATGACGCGCCTGGGCTTCTCAACCACCAACCCGTCACCCTTGGCTGCCCATCGCTCGCCGAGGCAGATCGCAGCCGTGGGGCGTTTGCCGAACACGACCAGCCCCACATCCTCCCGCTGGGGCTTGGCGGTGCGCTCCAGCCCGGCGCGGGTCGCGCAGAGGGTCATCACCGCGCGGAACCCGCCTCGGCCCTTCAGCACCTTCTGGCGACCCGAGGGGCTGGCATAGCGGCCCCGCAGGTCGTGTGCGGGATCAGAACATCCGTTCCGGGCCATCACCCAATCCGCGACGGTGAGGGCGCAGTCGGCCTGCCCATCCACGAAAGGTTCGGACGCCATGCGGTCCAGGAACTCCTCGAGGGTCACTTCGGGGCCGGCCACTGAACGGTGCTGTCCTGCCCGTAGAGCGGGACGCGATCGCAGAAGGTATCGGTAGCCGACCGGCGCTTCTGATCCGCGGGCGTGTAGAAGCTCAACTGCGGCCTGGCGCGGTCAACGAAGGCCGAGCCGACCGACAGCGTTACGCGGCGGACGATCTCTCCGTCTTCCGATGCCTCGCGATCAACCGAGGGAACGTCGGCTGTCCCGTCCCACAGCCAGGCCACGTCATCGGCCGCCTGCCAGTTCTGGTCGAAGAAGATGATGCCGACGTGCACAGGCGCCGCCCGAACCTCCTCAGCATCCTCATCAGCCAGCCGCAATGTCTCAGGGTTCGCTCCGTTCAGCGCAAAGTCGACTCTTTCAGCGACGCCCCCGACCAGCTGGGACAGAGCAGGGATGTCGCCGACCATGCCGATGCCGAGGTAGGTCCCGCCAGTCGTGTCCACCTCATCTGCCGGCAGTGCGTAGTCCCCGGCCCCGAGCCATGCCCGGATCGGCCCACTCTCCGCCTCGATCAGGACGAAGAGGCTCCACCGCGGAGCCCCCATCGCCGACATCGCCTGTGCCTGTTCAGAGAGCATCGAAGCTCTCCACCCAGACCGCGTTGGCCTCGGTCAGCTTCGTGACATCCATCGCGCCGATGAAGTCCGCCGGGTTGGCCAGCTGCATGACGCAGCCGACGTCTTGGAAATCCAGAGCTTCGGTTGTGACAGCTTCGCGGAGGGGCGGTCTGAAGGTGATCTCCTGCTCCCCACTGACCGGATCTTCGGCTGACGCCACGACATAGAGGCGCTTGCCCTTCGTAGGGTGGGTGATCGAAAACGCCTCGCCGCCGATCAGCGGCAGGCTGACGTTCAAGCTCACCGTCGCTGTGGTAGCCCTGAGTGCTGCCGGCTCGGCGAATACAATGTCGATCAGCCATTCGCCGCCAGGGCCATCATCACCGATGAACCGCGGCACGACCGTAGAGCGGGCTCCGCCGTCCATCTGCACCTCCAGAGCGCGGGCGGCTTTTCGATGCTCCGGGTCCGGCAGGGGGATGATCTGCTCACAGACCCAGAGCCCGCCTCCGTCAGTCAGGCCACGGGGCGCGATCCCGCCGACCGTGACGCCGCCGTTGATGGTTACGCCGGTGAGCCTCCAGCGCTCGCTCGACGCTTCAAACAGCGCAGGGTAGGTGGCCACTTACGAAGTCCCCAGCCGGGCCGTGCGCTGCTGCATTCCAGGAGCCGACTTCCTGACGATGCGGGTTGATGTTGACACAGCTCGCGCTCCTTCGGCCTTGGCGATGGGCGCCGCCTCTTCCCGCGCCGTCTGGGCAACGTAGGCGTACATGCCGTCGCGATCGGCCGAGACCATGACCTGCACCCGTTGCGCTTCCATGGCTTGGGCCCTCGTCTGGGCTAGCTGAGATGTCTGTGATCTCATGGTCTCTGCAGGATCGTTGTCGTTTGCCGGGCTGTAGCGCCCGCCGCCGCCGCTTCCACGCAGCCCTAGACCGGCCAACAGGCCCAACATCGCCGCGACAGCGGGAAAGGCGAGGGGGCCGAGGCGTTCGAACATGCTGGCGGCCGCGGATGCCATTGACGCCGATCCACGCGCCATCGACCCCGCAACTGACGAGGCCGTTTCTGCCTTGCCTGTCGCCATTGCCATCAACATGCCAGCCAGCTGCTGGGCCCGATAAAGCTGCTCGATCGTCAGCAGGATCTGGTAGCCGGTGCTGCCCTCTTCGAAGTAGCCGCGGGCGGCTCGGGCGAGGTCGCCATAGACGGCGATCTGGGCTTGGCCGCGTTCGGCTTCGATTTCGCGCATGCGGAGGAAGTCCATCGCTCCCTCTTCGGACATCTTCCGCTGTTCGTCCTGCCAAGCTGCCATCTGAGCGCGGTAGCCGGTGAGGGTGCTCAGCATATCCCCGAGGGCATCGCCGCCCTCGCCAAAGGCCGACGAGAGCCCGACCGACAGATCCCGGGTCAGGTTGTCAATGACGCGAAGCTGGTCTGCCATCTCTTCCAAGGGCGTGACGATATCGAACATTGCTCCGCGCAAAGGCGAGAGGTCCGTTCGCGCGAACCCGATCAGCTCCTCCCGCGCCTCTTTCGCCTTCTTGGCCGCGCGTCCAGCGCTGTCGGCAGCGTCATCTAGCTCCGACCTCACTCGCGCTATAGAGCTTGCCTCAGCGTTCTCGCCCCACTCGCCGACGAACCGGCTAGTTGCGCCCTGCATGCTGCGATAGCCGCTGGAAATCTCGGCTCCAACGTTCGCGACGGCGCCGTTCGACGCTCGGTTAGTCGCAAGCCGGAGGCTCTCCGGCGCTCGTATCTCGGGGATGCGGCCGGGGTTGCCCGTAACCATGGCCCAGGCATTCCAGGCCGTGCGGAGGGCATTCAACTCCTTGACGCTGTTCTTTACGAACTCGTTCATGTGACGGGAGCCCCAGTTCGCTGCCATTGCGGTCAGGTCCGCCATTACGTCCGGGAAGTTGTTCCAGGTCGCGACGACGCCTCGGTAGGCACCCACAAAGACACCAAGGATCGTGTCGACTTCGCGCGCCGTGTTCGTGGTCAGATCATCGAGAAGCTTGTTCCACTGTGTATCCGCCCACGCGAGTTGATCGCCGAACACCGACTGCAGCATTTCCTTGATCGTCGTCCCGAGCGCTCGCCACGCGTCGCCCATCGTCACCGTCGTCGAGACGCCGTCCTCTTTGAGCTGCTTAAGCTGATCTTGGGTCAGGCCCATCTCATCACGGACGTCGCCGATGTCCTTCATGATGGATCGAGAGGCGAGGGCGAAGGCGCCTCCAAACGCTGCCGCCGCGAGGCCGAGAGGGGCCAACACTCCGAGAACCTTTCGGCTCTTCTCAAACAGATCTCCCAACGCATCGCCGAAACCGACGCCCCGTTGCCGGGCCTCCGCGAAGACCTCGCCAATCTGCGCGCCTTGTTGGATGGCCACCATCCAAATCGCTTGCCCGGAGGCCAGGCTGACGGAGACGTCCGCAAACTGCCGGCCGAGGTTCAGCGTCTCATTGTTGGTCAGACCCATGGCTCCGCGAGCCATGTTCAGGGTCCGCTGCTGCTGGGCAATGTTTGCGTTCATCGCTCTCAGAGGGCCGGCCGTGCCGCGCGCCGCGCTGGACAAGCTCTCTACGCTCGTCTCGGCCGAGCGGCCTGCTGCGCTCAGCCCGCGCAGTTCCTTAGCAGTTGTCTCGACGCCCTCCGTGCGGGCGCGCGCGACGAGGTCCGCGATATCGGGCATTCGTCACTCCGGTTCGATGTCTGTTCAGGGTGACGCCGGGCTCGGGGCGCCGCAGGGTGCCGCTACCTAGGGGGGAGCGATGATAGAACCGCTGATGTCACCGAACGTCGGCCCAGACGTCGAGCGGGAGTTCGGTCAGTTTCTGATCGCGTGGCAGGTCGTCGACCGAGAGCTTGACATGGCCTTGGGCGATGTCCTGGGCGTGACCGACGAAACCGCGATAGCCGTCGCATCGTCTCTGGGCACGCAGGGCAAGCTCAAGGTCTTGCGAACTGTCTTCGCCGACCAGAAGAGCGGCCCTCTACCCGAGGATATTTCGTTCGAGTTCGCCCGCCTGTGCAAGGCGACCGAGGCGGCAAACGTTGGCCGCAACGACATCATCCACGGCCAGTTCGTGATGCTCGGCGAAGCGTTCTGGGTGAAGTGGTCAGGTGGACATAAGGGACTGGCGGGCAGGGGGCGACCACTTCAGCCTGGCATCCTCGCGGAGGAGGTGCGGGAGGCCGCAGAGATCGCCCTTGCTTGGAACAACCTCAGGGCTGCGATGGATTATCAGCGTTCAGCAAGTGGCGGTGTTCCGCGATGATTCTGACCAGCGGAACCAGCGAGGGCTCGGTCGCGAACTCCAGCCAGGCGTGGTTTTCGTAGATCCAGTCGTTCATGATCTTCGCCAGCTCTAGCTCTTCCTTGGTGCCGTCTGTCGGATCGGGTGCAAAGCGGGTCATGACACCACCCTCTCATCCAGCTGCGACATGTCCGGACGTGTCCGCCACTCACGCCAGAGCTGGCGCAGGAACCGCTTTTCCACATAGCGTTGGGCGCGATTGTGAGCGTGTCCTTTGGTCTCGACTTTCGTCGCCTCGATGATCTTCCGCGCGTCGTAGGCGTCCTTCAGAGGCCCGCCCGCCCTGATGATACAGGCCCCGATGTTCCACATCACGGAACGCCGACCAGGCGAGTAGCCATGGTCCAGAGCCGCAGCCCCCGACACGCGACGTTGCCGACCATCCTCCATCACCGCCAAGCCGAAGCGCTTCCACAACTTCGCGGGCGTGGAATATGCCGACAGGTCTCCGGCCTCTCCAACGATGGCGGCCAATGAGGCGATCCCGACGCCGCGAACGCTCTCAACGAACGGCGCGACAGGCAGGGTCTTGGCCAGCTTGGCGAGCCGCTTCTCAACGACAGCCCGGTGTTGGGCAACGCCATCCCGCGCTTCGACTAGCGGAAACATCGCTGCAAAGGCGATTTCGGCCATGGGGTCTGATCCCTTGCCAAGCGCGGCGTTGTAGAGCCGTTCGGCGTCCTTGATCTCCCCGCCGGCCAAGCGGCGGCAGAGGGCTTTTGCTTGAAGCGTGAGTGACTTCTCGGCCCGGTGCCAGGATTGGCGGCGTCTCCACTGTTCGCGGATTTCCGCGATAGTTGCGGCGCTGGCAGCGGGGTCGTGGTCCGATCGGACAGCAGTCATTTGGGCAGCGCCGCCCCCGTCTCCGGGGATTGTTGCGATGCCAGCATCCGTCGTTTGGTCCCAATGGACACTCTTCCGGTGGCCGGCATCGCTCCCTTGCGGGATGTGTGCGTCAGGCGACACGGGATAGGAGGTCCCATCAGACAGCGTGGGCTTGGTCGGTCCTGACGCCCCCGCCGAAACGGGGATAGTTGGAGCGGGCGACAGTCCATGTAGGGGCCCTTCGACCACACACCGAATGGTCGTTCCCGCTCCCCGAGCCGAAGCCCGGATCTTTGAAATCTCATTTTGCACGGCTGGCCTCCGTTTGGAGTTCGGCCAAGCGTTCGTCGGTCAGCACATCGCCGGCCTTTTTCCCGTCTGGGATCGACTGCGCGACGAGCTGCAACCATCGAGCTTTGTGCCCCGCATCGGAAGCGCGCTGGGCGTAGAAATCGGACGCCGCAACCACCTCTGATCGCGTTGCTTCAGACAGGCGCTTCCCACCAGGCAGGGGGAACATCGACAATGTCCCGGCAGCGAGTTGTACGACCCGTGCGGACTGCTCGGCGGTCTGCTTGGCGGTCGCCACCGGAACGGGCTTCGGAGTGTTCCAGATTTGACGGCGCCGTTCCCGGTGCTGTTGGCTCACGGCCTGCCAACAAGCGCCGGAGATGAGCGGGTCGGTCAGAGCGTCGCGGAGGGGCGACTCCATCCGAACTGCCCGTTCCAGCATCTCGGCGGCCGTCCGAACGTCTCCATCCGCGTCTTCCAAGGCGCGACGGGCGGCTTCCGCCACCAGCTCAGCGCCGGACTTCTGTGCATTCTTAAGGGTGACGGCCATCAGTTTGCGCCCTTGATGAAGGCGGCGGCCTGACTGAAGACCTCAGCGTAATCGGTGTCGAGGTTCTCCGTCGCGATCCGCTCGAGTGTCGCCAGCTTGATCAGCATGGCCTCGTGAGAACGGGCGCGGGTCGAGATGATGTCCTGTTCGATCTCGTGGGCGCGAAGGCACCACTTCCGCGTTCTGGCCTCTGTAGTCGACGGAGCGTTGGCCTTGGCCCACGCCTGCTTGCACTCGCGATCCCAGGCCACAAACTGCGCCGCGTCATCGGCCACCGGCACGGTCGCCGCGAGCGCGACGGCCGGGACAGCGCCGAATAGTGCCCTTCTGTTGAGCGAGCCCATCACGCTTCAGCCATCGCAGGAGCCGGGCGAACCGGGGCGGGACGGGAGATGGCGGGAGCCGACGAGCCGCCGCGGAAGAAGCGGGCGAGGTCGCCGAGGGGTTGAGGGGCCGGCACCCAGGTTGGGTTGAGCCGGGCGGGCGTGGTAAGAGGCGCGAAGGCCATGACGTGATCCCTTACGATCCGTTGCGGTTTAGGCCCGGTTCAGAGATTGCCGTCTCTGGCCGGGCTGTCCGGTTTGTACGTAACCTTGCGCCCCGTGTCAACGAATGTTACGGACAATACGTCATGTCCGAGAAAAAGCCCGCATCAGAGCGTTTTGAGCTCCGCGTTCCCGCCGATTGGCTCCAGAAAATCGACGACTGGCGGCGCCGTCAGTCGGACCTGCCGTCGCGGGCTGAGGCTATCCGGCGACTGGTTGACGAGGCTCTAGAGCGCACCTGACGTGGGCTGCCACGTCGCTCGGTCGCACTCGCTCGGTGTAGCCGTGAGGTCCGTGCGAGTACCATTCGCCTGCCGACACCGCTGCACCGCATCCATGTAAGCGTCGGGTCCAATCGGCCCAGAATAGCCGCCGCATCCGTCGGCCGCCATCGACGCGACTTTCGAGCTGATCATCGTGGCAAGCAATTCAAGCTGAGCCAGGCCCACCGCAGCACGGGGCGCGGATCGCTCGGACGAGACTATTCCCCACTGCCAGCTCAGTTCTTTCGCGGTGTTCGCCACGCCAACACGATGTGCCTCACACCGCGCCGGGTCCGCTCGTGTCTGCTGTGGTCGGCCAGCCGGAGCCGGCGACACCAGGAGAGCAAGGGCGGCAGTAAGCGAAAGAGCGAGGGTCATGGTCTGGGATTATGCACGGCAGCCGCCTGAGGGCTAGCCGGGTCGCTTCGGCTTCATCCTATCGGCTGCCGCCCGCATCTTTAGGAACGAGCCTAGTGCGGCGCGTTTCTCCTCCGGCTCGGGGACGCCGGTGGCGATGCGAATGAATTGATCGTCCAACCGCCGGATCAGCAGTTTCTCTGCAATGGACAGGTCGGCGGTCACCGCGCGGTCGTATGCCTCTATTTCTCGCCAGCTGATCGGGGCGGGTACGGGGAGGGCACCATTCAGCCCGCCGATGACCTGCAACGACCTCGTCTTCGCCAGCTCCCCGAACACCTCCCAGACGTACGAGAGGGGCTCGGGGAAGGTTGGAAGCGCCCTGTCTCCCCGCTGGGCGGCCCCGGCGAAGACGATCAAGTCTGCGACGAGGCCTTCGTAAAACGCGCGCGATCAAAGATGAAGGCGCGGGCCTGATCGCGCAGCCAGGCATAGCTGTAGGCTTTGCGCGCAGCTTCCTCCGACAGAGGCGTTTGCTCCTCGCCGAGACCGATCCCGTCCCATGCGACGGTCGCAGCGACCAGATAGTCGATGTCCGCCTTCTGGCCTTGCTCGACGGTCATGGTGATCGGCCCGCGGGCACGGAGGTGCCGGTTGCCCCGCTGGTTCATGATGCGGGTCAGCTTGTCGCTGTCCTGCCCCAGCAAGACGATCGTAACCGGCGTCACCTCATCCGACTTGAAGAGGGGCGTCCCGTCCGGGCCGTGCACGTGCATCGCGCAGCCTTCATTGGCGAGGTCGGCGACGTCGATCGACGCGAGATCCATTACGCGCCCTCCTCAGCTGGCACTTCATGCACGTCGGTGTCGATCAGCAGTGAGAAAGAGCGCTTATTCACGGCGTTCGACTGTCCCATGTTGATCTTGTTCGAGTTCACCAGAGCCGCGAAATAGTAGGTGCTCGGGGTGCCGTCCTCGTCCGGCTCGTCCGCCGCGACCACTTTGAAGGCGAAGCGGAACTTCGTCTTCTCGGCGGCGATCATGGCGATCTGCCCAGCGTTGGCGGGATCGTTCGCGAAGGTGACGGTGATATCGCCGGCGTCACGGACGCCCTTGCGCTTGCGGACTCTGCCGTCGCTCAGCGAGTTGAACGTGATCGTCGCGGCGCTGTCGCCGAACTCGGGGATGGCTTCGCACTGCCCGATCTCCACGAACGGGGTGAGCGCGACCAGGCCGGAGCCCGCTTCAACAGTGGTGGCCGGGCCAATGAATATCTTGGCTCCGATGCCGTCGGACAAAGCCATGGGAGGCTCCTTCAGTTGTGATGAAGCCGTGCCCAACTCGGCTTAGGGGCTGCTCAGGGACCTAAGCGGCGGTCCAGCTGATGGTGATCGGCGTCTCGGTCGACTTGTCGCCTAGGAGCGGGGAGGCCGCCCATGGCGCGCGGTTGAACTTCACTCGCGTCCCGTCATGCCCATGAAGGACGTGCCCCTTGGGGAACGCCGACATGACAACCTGCGCTACCTCACGCTGGCGGATGATGCCGGCGCGCTCTGGCCAGACGACGGTGATCTGCAGGAGGCCCATGTCCATGCGACCGTCCGCCAAGCCTTCCCAAGCAGGAGCGTTAGAGAAGAACGAGACCCTCAAGTACGGGAGCGGGTCGCCTCGCTCGTCCACTGGCGGGGTGAACTTCACATCCGGCATCGCCACCTCGAGCCGCGGCGTCCCTATGATCAATGACTCGCAACGATCCAGAAGGAGCAGAGCGACAGTCGCCGGGTTCGCCATGCTCAGCCTCTCGATTGTGCGTCCGCCTTCGCCTCCTCAGCAGCCTGCGCCACGAAGGACGACCATCTTTGAGCGGCCAGTGTAAGGAACGGGCTCCCTGCCCGTCCGCGAGCGCCCCAATGGGCGTAGCGCGCATAGTTAGCTGTCCAAGCGATCGTGACGCGATCAGTCGCATCCGCCGATGCGATGGTCACCGTGACCTCCGAAGGATCGTAGGTGAAAGCTCTCTGCCCCTTTGGCTTGAAGCTCTGCCCGGGGATTCTGTCCGTAAGGTTGGCTCTGATGGAGGCTCGCAGGAAGCCGTCCCTGACCGGCATAGAACCGCCTGCGCCGACAGGTGTCTGGGCTGCTCCGACAAGACGTTGCAGGGCCCCCCGGAAGACGGCTGTCTGTCGTTCCGGGACCTCGCGAACCCAGTCGTCGATTGCGGCCGAAAAGGACTTGGCCATCGTCAGCGGAGGTTTGCGTTGAAATCGATCCGGGTCTCCGCCCAACAACGGCAGTTTACCCGCTCGGCCACCGGAGCCCGCGGGTCGCCGGGAAAACGGAGAGCAGCGCCGCTTGGGCTGATGAAAAGCTCCCTGAGCCCAACGCTGTCGCCGTTCAGGCCTCGGTGAGTATGGCGAACCCGGCCGTCGCTCGCGGAGCGCCACACCCGACGGATTTGATCAGCGGTTACAATACGGGCCTCGACGGCCTGCTCCAGGCTCTCGAACTGAGCCTCATGGAGCGCGGACATGGCTTCAGTACGGGCGATCGTCTGAGCTCGGAGCGCAAGCAAGCGGCGCTCGTATGCTGTCGACGCTTTAGATGCGATCTCTGGGCTCAGGGCGCGCCCCTCGCGGATGGCCTTGGTGATGGATCGGTCAAACCGTCGGTCCCGGCGGGTCCGGGTCAGGTAGTTGCGCAGAGCCTCAGGGTCGGCCGAGGCAAGCTCTTGGCGGGCGGAGCGAGTGAAGGCCGCCTGTTGCGTGGAGAGCCCGATGATGCCGCCCTCGCGCTTTCCGGTTGCCCTGCTGACCCGACCGACGATCCGTGGTGCCAACGAACGGGGGGCGGCTCCTTCAGTCATTCCGGCGACCAGCTCTTGCCGAATAGCCGCCCGCTGATCGTCCATCAGTCCGCCTACGAGAGCCGCAGAATGCTGACTGAGCCAAGCCTCGGCCCGCGGGTTGCGACCGCCGAACCGGAAGCTCGCCATCTGGCGCTTCGGCAAAGCGTTGGCCATCTCTTTGCCGGCGTCGAGGTAAGCGTCTCGAATGGCCTCCAGAAGGTCTTCGTAGACCGCTTCGCTGAGGTTCAGCGCCTCCAGGGCAGCTTCGATATCTCCGGTGCTCAGGGCCGCATTCAGCCTTTGCAGGCTGAAGGTTCCTTTCACGTCCTTAACAGCGCTCATGAATGCCTGCGCGAGCTTTGGCTCATGCCTCGCCAGCAGCTCGTTGAAAAGCTGCTCGGCGGTCAGGCGGCGTGGCATGGCTACTCTCGTTCGCTTATTTTGCGCATCGCGGCTGCTGCCGAGCCGAAGTGGTCGAGGTAGGCGTCTAAATGGGCGTGGGCACGGGTCCGAGCATCTTCCATTGAGGCTCGGTCGGCTCGCAATGCAGCTGCGTTGTAAGACGCCCCGCAGCTAATGATGTCCTGGAGCGCTGCGCTGGACAGCATCAGGTGGTTCTTGTGATCGCTCATCAGCGTCTGACCTGAAGCGTGAACAAGAGCGTCGTCTCCGCCGGGCGCAGCGTCTGCACCGGAGGGACAATGTTCCACACGGTGCCGTCGGCTTCAACCAGATGATGATCGGTCGACGGGGTGATGGCCAGCGAGCCGGGGGCGAGGAGGGCCTTCTTGTCGGTCGCGAGGATGCGGGTGCCGTCGATCTCGCCCGCATCGAACTCGATCATCACGAACCGAGCGGGGTGGTCCTCCGGCTCGCCCGGCTCGGGGTCATAGGAGGGGCCGGAAGCCTCGCCCTCAACCCGAACGGCGCCGAGTTGACCATAGCGCTCGATCAGCCGGTTCGCCGTCGCCAGCGGGCGGGCATAGTCGAAGGCGGTCATAGGCGGGGCGCGCCGATGGCCCACACGTAGGGGCCGCTGGTAGAGCCGGGCACGAGGAACGGCGCAACCAATCCGTCGACCGTCAACAGCATGGGTGTGGACGCAGCCAGCGCGCCGTCGGAGCCGCCGAAGTATTCGGTTTCGATGGGCCCGACCTTCTCGCGCTTCACCGTGCCGGCGTCGGTGGCGATGACGCTCAGGCCGCCTGGGCTGGTGGCCTCATAGTAGGCGGCGGCGTAGCTGGCGTTGATGATGCCGATAGGGACCAGATCATCATCGATGACCGCGCCGAACGCCTTAGCTCCAGTCCGCGGCCACGCGCGGTCTTGCGTCACGCCATTGGTCGGAACGCCCGAGAAGCGGCGGTCGGCGAGGGGTGAACCGTACAGACCGTCGAGGTAGACGCTTCCGCGCTGACGGAGCACGGCGGACGACGGGGTGCCAACGGGCAGGGTGTGGCCGTTCTCGGCCAACCAGTCCGTGAAGCCTGCGTCGTCGCCGTAGCCCGCCATGGATCAGGCCTTGGCTTCGCGGGCCAGCTCGATGGCCGCGATGATGTCCGCCTTCTTGGTGGCGTCGCCCAGGTCGATTTCCTCGGCCTCGGCCAGCGCCTTCAGCTCAGGGACGGTCTGGGCTTCGAGCGAACCGTCGTCGGCGGAGGCCTTGCCGCCCTTCACAGGGACCGCCTTGTTGACCAGCCAAGCGGGGGTCTCGCCGTCCTTGGTCTCGACCTCGACGGTGTCGCCAATCGCGATGACTGCGCCGTCAGCGTCGTGAACGCCCCGGCGGGTGATTTCGAACTTCATGGGAATTCTCCGTTGGGAAAGGCGGGCGGAGCCGAAGCCCCGCCCGTTACGATCACGGCGCCGAGTGGGCCAGGCCCATCTTGCCGGTGGCGTCGAACTTCAGTTCCAGCGCCGCGGCCGCCATCGTGACGAAGTTGTATTCGTCCTCCGGGTTGGCGCGGAACTGAGCCCGGGTGGTCATCGGCATGCCGTTCAGAACGGCGACGTTCCGACGGTCCTTGATCACCGCGATGATCTCGTTGGCCGGGACGCGCGAGGCCGGCACGATGGCCGCCACGCCCGAGTCTTCCATGATCCGCTGGGCGATGGTCTTCCCGGCGTAGCTGGTCGAGTAGTCGGTCGAGGTGGCGTAGCGCCAGTTGGCCCAGTTCACGTAGATCGTAGCCGGCGAGTAGAAGTTGTCGGCGTGGAGCAGCGCGAGGGTCGCGTTGATCTCGGCCAGCCACTGAGCGCCGGTCGCGGCGGCCAGCGAGACGCCCGTGGTCCGCGTGTTGCGGTTCGGGTGGTTGCGCAGGCCGTACAGCTGGTCGCCGCCGACCACGATGCTGGAGTCGCCGTTGAGGGTCTGGAGTTCCAGCTCCTCGGCGACCTTGAACATCGCGTTGGCGCGGGCGGCGGGGTCCAGGTTGAACCCTTCCGAACGCGCGGCCTCGACCTGCCGCCAGCCGTAGCTGAACGTGCTGTCGAGGATCGGCAGCGGGGTGCCGTGGTACTCGAACACGGGCTGGTCGGTCCGTGCCTTGGAGCGACCGTCCAGCGACTTGTTGACCGAGCCGCTGTCCGAGATGGTCTGGAAGTGGTGGACCAGCTTGCCGATCGGCATCGGGGTGGAGACCGAGGCGGCCAGGTCGTTGAAGACCGGGAGGACGTCGCGCTGGATGGCGACCCCCTCGCGATCCCACATGCCCCAGACGTCCTTGGGCAGCGGCAGGGCGTTGCCGAGCAGCGTCTCGCCTTGGTTGGCGATCAGACCCTGGCGGGCGTTGAACTCCCGACGGTTGGACAGGACGAAGGCCTGCTGTTCTTGAGTGAAGCGAAGCATCTCTGGCCCTCCTTAAGCCGGGACGGTGTAGGTGTTGGCGATGATCACATCGGCCAGAGCACCGGCTGCGTAGGCTCCAGGGGTGTCGCTGAAGAAGGCGACGACCGGAGTGGCGGCGGTGGCTGCGGTAAGGCGGCCGGCGGCCCCGATGGTCAGGGGCGCGTTCAGGGCGTAGGTCGCCGCCGCGAGACGGGCCTGATAGATCTGGCCGGGCTCGAGGTGATAGGCGACGCCGGAGTCACCCGACTCGTAGGCCGTGGTGATGTCCTGATCCTTGAAGTCCATGTTGCCGAGGATCATCGGCAGCTTGGCGACAGCCGTGGTCAGCTGGACCAGGGTGGCGGCCGCCTCTTCGACGAACGTGCCCGGAAGGTAGGCGCCGGCGACGGTCTTGTCGGTGACGGTGCGCGGCTGCCAGCCAGAGGTGACGGGGCCGCGGTAGA